GGGAATAAAAAATGGCAACTAGAGCAAGAAACTTAGCAAACTTACTTGGAAGCGGTTCTAGGACTGAGTTGACTATACCCGTATCATCGATACCAGAAGGTGTAGGCGGCGCTGCCCCTGTAGCTAATGACGCTGCTTTACCTACAACCGGTAACTCAACTGGGGATCTTAAATTTAATGAGGCCAAGAAAACAGTTCATGTTTGGGATGGTACAGAATGGGACAGAATTTCTAGTGGAATAGATGAAAGTCCAATTATACTAACAGAACCACCAACATCACACAATCTTAATTTTGATGGCACTACTAGTACCGTTACAATGGTTGCAGAAGACCCAGAAGGATTTGATATATCGTATGATATTGTTTATAAAAATACAGGAAATACAAGACCATCTCAACTTTCTACAGACACCACAGTAAATACAAGTGGAGTTTATACATTTACTCCAACCACAAATCAGGCCGATGAGGGAAATTTCACTGCAAGATTAAGTGCATCTGATGGAATAAAAACCACTACTAGATTTGTAGATTTTACACTTGCATTTCCTTTTACTTCAGATGAAGTTCTTATTGTTGCTGGTGGTGGTTCGGGTGGTCAAGGCGGCGGTGGCGGTGCAGGCGGCCTTCTTTACTTTGGAACAAATACCACTCCCAAAACTCCAAATGGCAGTGCTCCAGTGTTTCGGAAACATGTTCCATATACAATAACGGTTGGAGATGGCGGCAATATCAATAATTTTGGGCCCTTAGGTTGGGGTGGTGAGCATGGTAAAAATAGTTTAATAAGTGGAGATGGATTAACCACATCTACCTATACTGCAATTGGCGGTGGTGGCGGCGCAGCCGGCAATTACACAAATGGTTCTAATAATAGCGCAGGATTTATTGGTGGTGACGGTGGTTCTGGTGGAGGTGGTGGCGGTAACTACGCAGGAAGCGGACCCTTAATGCCTGGTGGTTCTGGAATTTCTGGACAGGGTTATGATGGTGGAGCTGGGTCGGCGGTAGCAAACAGTCCCGCCGGTGCTGGCGGCGGTGCTGGTGCTGTAGGTGGCGACCATACTACAAAAGTTGGTGGTGTTGGATTAGAGTACGACATCACTGGAACCGCTACTTATTATGCTGGCGGTGGCGGCGGTGGCAGTTATAATGCTGGTGAAGGTTCAGGCGGCCTTGGTGGAGGTGGTGCTGGTTTTACACACAACACCTACAATACCACTACAGATGATGGAACTCCAAACACAGGTGGCGGTGGAGGTGGTGGTTCTGGTTCCAATTCTAATGGTGGCTCTGGCATTGTAATTATAAAAATACCAAATGTTATAACCGCAACAGGAACTGGTTTTACTGAAACCACCACTGGCAATTCAAAGGTCTTATCCTTCACTTCTTCTGGAAGTGTGATATTTAGTTAAATATTTGATAACTATCAAGATGTTAATACTTAGGGAATAAAAAATGGCAACTAGAGCAAGAAACTTAGCAAACTTATTGGGAGGGGGTGAAGTTACAGTTCCCGCATCTAAGTTATCTGATGAAATATCTACTATCGAACAAGTTTCAAACACTGATGATTTAACTGCAATTGGTAACACTATTGGTGATCAAAGAATTGTCGGAAATAGCCTTTACATCTGGAATGGAACAGGCTGGTTTAGAATTGCCCTAATAAATGAGACTCCCACTTGGGATTCTGGTGGTCAACCTCTGTCTTCATATGATTTAAGCTCGGATAGCCCACAAACAGCTACAATAATTACTCTTGCTGCTACAGATCCAGATGGTCTTCCTATAAATTATTCTTATATAACCGGCGGCTCGATGGATTCTATTGCTACTATATCTCAAGATTCTTCCGTATTTACAATCACACCAAAAACAGCAGCTCAAGCTCCGGATGGTGGTACTGGAACAATCACCTTTAGGGCTTCTGATGGTGTTAACATTCTACCTCAAGTATCAAGCTTTACTTTGGCATTTCCCGCCGATTGGTCTTTAGCCACACAGCAGGCTAAATTGCAAGGTTCAACTGTAGAACAATATGCGCAATTTGGGGGAGATGCTGCTCTTTCTGATGATGGAAACACGGCTATTATCAGTGCTCCGGTTGAAGATCCTCTTGGTGTTAACTCTGGTGCCGCTTATATCTTTACTAGATCGGGTACAACTTGGACGGAACAAGCAAAAATAACGGCAAGTGATGGTGGGGTCGATCAACAATTTGGATATTCAGTTTCTATCTCCGATGATGGAAACACAGTTATTGTTGGAACAAACGCAGCTGCAAACTCTAACTATTACAATGGATCTGCTTATATTTTCACACGTTCTGGCTCAACTTGGTCTCAACAAGCTAAGCTGGTGGCAGGCGATCCACAGGCAGGTGTTAATTTCGGTAGAGCTATTTCTATCTCCGGTGATGGAAACACTGTTCTTGTTTGCGCACATGGGGATGATACAGGTGGTACTAATGCCGGCTCCGCTTATGTTTTCACACGTTCTGGCTCAACTTGGTCACAACAAGCTAAAATTCAGGCAGATGTTATTGGGTCGAATGATCAATTCGGGTTTAGCGGCTCGCTCAATGGTGATGGAAATACGGCTATTATAGGCGCAAATTTAGAAACCACTACAGTCTCAAATCAAGGAGCTGCTTATATTTTCACACGTTCTGGCTCAACTTGGTCTCAACAAGCAAAAATAGTGGCGAGTGACCCAGGCGCTTCTGATTATTTTGGTTGGGAAGTATCTATTTCAGAAGATGGAAACACAGTTGTTGTCGGAGCTTATAATAATGACGAAGTAGACACAAATGCTGGTGCCGCTTATATCTTTACTAGATCGGGTACAACTTGGTCTCAACAAGCAAAATTAACGGCAAGCGATGGCGCTGCCAATGATTGGCTCGGGTATACGGTTGATATTTCTAATAATGGAAACACGGCTGTTGTCGGCAGTCAACAAGAAGATAGTGTTGCGGCTGACTCTGGGGCTGTTTATATTTACTATCGTTCTGGAACAACTTGGTCGCAACAAGCTAAATTAAAAGCCAGTGACGCTCAAACAAGTGATAAACTTACAGCCACGTCTGTAACTATATCCGGTGACGGAAAGACGATCATTGCGTGTGCTTCCCTCGAGGACACTGGAGGCATTAGTGCTGGGTCAGCATATGTGTTTATTGGAGGTTAATAGAGCATGCCGTACAATGCAGTTTACTTAGCGAATCTACATGGTTATATTCAAGACTTCAGAGTTACTAAAGGTCTCGCAAGATACACCTCAAACTTTACACCACCAACAGCACCGCTAAAAGAATTAATTATAAAATTCTATAAAAAATACTATATGTGACAAAAAAGATACAAAAAAACACCATATATTGTAGTTTACAAAAACCGAGCTTTAATATATAATACTACAAGAAAAATAAAAATCCATATAAGAAGAGGAATTGAGATGCAAACTAAGTTTGTTGACACTAGGCAGTTGTTGTCTGAAGCAAAATTTTATGACGGTTATTCAAGATTTAATGATGAAAAGAATAGATATGAAACATGGGATGAGGCCGTTGATCGTGTTATGAGTATGCACGAAAACTTTTATTCATCTAAAATGAATAACCTTACCGACTACATCGAAGAAGCGAGAGATGCTTACAAGAAACAATACGTCCTTGGTGCTCAACGTGCACTTCAGTTTGGTGGAGAACAAATCTTAAAACATCAGATGAGGATGTATAACTGTACCTCTTCTTATGCTGATAGATCTGAGTTTTTTGGAGAAATCTTTTATATTCTACTATGTGGTGCTGGTGCTGGATTCTCGGTACAGACACATCATGTGAATAAACTTCCAAAAGTACAAAAAAGAACTAAAGCCCCAAAAACTCATGTTGTGGATGATTCTATCGAGGGATGGGCTAAAGCTGTTGACGTGCTTCTTTCATCATATTTTATCGATGGTGGTAAACATCCAGAATATCAAGGTCGTAGAATCTATTTTGATCTATCTCAGATTCGTCCAAAAGGCGCAAAGATTTCCGGTGGATTTAAAGCACCGGGTCCGGATGGATTACGTCTAGCACTCGATAAGATTGAGCACTTGCTTGAAGCCGCAGTGGTTGATATGAAAGAGCCTATTTCTCTTCGTCCTATTCAAGTATATGACATTGTTATGCACGAAGCAGACGCAGTTCTTTCCGGAGGTGTTCGTCGTTCAGCAACCATTTGCTTGTTCTCACCAAACGATGAAGAAATGATGAATGCTAAAACTGGTAACTGGTTCATGGATAATCCACAGCGTGGTCGTTCAAACAACTCAGCGGTGATAGTAAGAGATGAAGCGACTCCTGAGGAGTTTAACACTCTTATGGAAAAAGTAAAGCAGTTCGGCGAACCCGGTTTTGTGTTTGTAAAATCAAGAGAGCATACTACAAACCCATGTGTTGAGATTGGAATGTTCCCACAGATCGATGGACAGTCCGGCTGGCAGGGCTGTAACCTGACCGAAATCAATGGTGGCAAGTGTACATCGTCTGATGAGTTCTATAAAGCTTGCAGAGCTGCATCTATTCTTGGTACACTTCAGGCTGGTTACACCGATTTTAAATTCTTGTCAGAAACATCAAAGAAAATCTTTGACCGGGAAGCATTGATTGGTGCTTCAATCACGGGTTGGATGAATAACCCACACGTTCTTTTCGATGAAGAAGTATTGTCAAGAGGAGCTGAAATTGTTAAGCAAGTTAATAGAGAAGTTGCTGAAGCTATTGGAATCAATCCTGCGGCCAGAACCACGTGTGTAAAACCATCAGGTAACGCATCAGTACTACTGCAAACCGGTTCAGGTATTCATGCAGAACACGCACCAATGTATATCCGCAACGTTCAAATGAACAAGGAATCAGAAGTAACTCAAGCGATTGAAAGAACTAATCCATACATGGTGGAAGAATCAGTATGGAGTGCTAATGGAACCGACGTCGTCGTTTCATTTCCAATTCTACCAAAAGAAGGATCAATGTACAAAGACGAGTTACTCGGGGTTAGTCACTTAGAAAAAGTAAAACTCGCGCAAGCTTCATGGGTTGAAGCTGGAACAAATCCAGAGCTATGCGCTGATGAGGGTGTAAGACATAACGTCTCAAACACAATCATCGTAGATGATTGGGATGAGGTAGAAAAGTATGTTTTTGAAAACCGTCATTCTTTTGCAGGGATTTCTTTCTTGCCAATGACAGGTGACAAAGACTATAACCAAGCTCCAAACACGGCTGTTATCACGGCGCAGGAAATGGTTGAAAAATATGATACAGCGGCGATATTCGCTTCTGGTCTTGTGGTAGACGCATTGAATGCTTTCTCAAACTTATGGCAAGCATGTTCCACCGCTCAAGGTATGGGAGACGATCTAACTCTTGATAGTGCTGAAAACGCATTGAAGAGAGACTGGGTTCGTAGGTTTAATAATTTTGCAGATAATTATTTGAAAGGAGACGTTAAGCAAGCAGAACATTGTTTAAAAGACTCTTATCTTCTTCATAAGTGGAATAAAATCAATAAGAACTTTAAACCAATCGAGTGGAAGTATGATCTCACCGAGAAGAAGTATACAGATGTTGATACGTTAGGAGCAGCCGCCTGTGCAGGCGGGGCGTGTGAAATAGACTTCTAGGAGATACAATGAGATATTATTACGTTGAGTGTGACTTATGTGAAAGTGAGTCGCAGGTTTCTATAGACAACACTACTACACCTGAACCAGAATATTGTCCTATATGTGGCACTGAAGCACGTACAGAACTAATTGATGGAGATGAGGATTCGTATTAGTATATAAAAAAATTAAGAAATTATATAAATAGTCCTATACATTATGGGACTATTTTTTTATATACATTGATTTAAGAAAGGAAAAACTATGTCAGTAGGAACATACAGCCAGTTTATGGATATAAACAACCCGTTGTCTATTCCAGTACATGATTTTTTGGAAAATGCGTATGACGTTAATGGTAATCTATTAACTGTAATATATAAAAATGGAGGACCTTCCGGAAGAGTTGTATGTACTCTTACTATGACATATGACGGTAGTGGTAATCTATTAACTCTTACAAGGGCGTAGTAACATGCCATATAAATTTAATCCACTGTCCGGTAAGTTTGATTTAACATCTACGAACATTATCACGAGTACTGTTCAAAGCTTAGACTTAACTGATGATACATTATCCATTAGCAACGGTAATAGTGTTGATCTTTCTGGATACGTTGATAGTGCTAGTATTAATACAGTTATTTCAAATACTACAATAATTCAAGAACTTCAGGACGGAAGTAACTGGACACTGCCCGGGCCCTACACAAATGAACAGAACGCGGCTAATGGCGGTGTTGCAATAGGTCAAGCATATTATGATAATGGTGGAACCGTTAGAGTTAGACTAACTTAATTTACATAAAGAGTAAGTGTATTGTGGTATTTTAATGATGAAGAATTCGATCCTCTCAAGTATTCATACGAAAACTTGGCGGGTTTCGTTTATATGATTACTGATCTAACAAATAACAAGAAATATATCGGTAAGAAAAACTTTTGGGCGATTCAGAGATTAAAACCTCTAAAAGGAAAGACGAGAAAAAGAGTAGTTAAAAAAGAATCTGATTGGATGACATATCATGGTTCTAACGAAGAAGTAAAATACCTTGTTGAAACAGAAGGTAGCAAGAGATTTAAAAGAGAAATTCTCAGACTTTGCAAAAGTAAAGGAGAAATGACTTATTTTGAGATGAAAGAACAGTTCGATCGTGAAGTATTATTTAGTGATGAGTATTATAATGAGTTCATTGGAGGAAAAATTCATTCTAAACACGTCAAAGGGATAATAACACGAGGAGAAACCCATGGCCCATCAGAACGAGTACGATGTACACGTAGTCAAAGTAGTTGACGGTGATACCGTTGATGTAGACATCGATCTAGGATTTAAGATACAGCTTAAAGATGAAAGAGTGAGAATCATGGGTATTGATACTCCTGAATCAAGAACTTCAGATAAAGTAGAAAAATTGTTTGGCTTAGCTGCAAAAAATAGACTATACGAATTATTAGAGAAAGATGCCAAACTTATCACAACCGAAGATAAAGACGGCGAAGATATGAAAGGTAAGTTTGGTCGTATACTTGGCGATTTCCGTGCAGCTGATGGTCGTTTGGTTACAGAGATTATGATTGAAGAAGGACATTGTGTTCCTTACTTCGGTGGATCAAAGGAAGAAGTTCAGGCACAGCATATGAAAAATAGACAGAGACTTATACAAGAAGGCATAGTAACGAGTGATCAGGTTAATGCAGCCATCAGAGAAATGGAGGACTAAATGGCCTGGGTAGCTATACCAAACAATCCAAGATATGAGTACAATAATACACCTACTGATCCTGGCGCAGGAAGTCCTCAAAGACCTCTGTGGTTGAAGCAGACAAACGGTGTTCGTACAACCTTAGGTTTTGAAAATTACACTAATGTAAGAAGAGTTGGAACTACGGATGACATCGGTGAAATGAGTAAAAATTATTGGGATGCTCAAACGTAGTTTTAAATGGAAAAACAAGAGAAGACTTGCTAAACTAAGAAGAAAGTGGCGAGACTTATGGACTGTTGATAGTATGGTCGACATATGTGTTGATAGTTTCTTAGTTGTATTTGAAGTGATATACTCTCCGATACTTATAGTTGTTCGTTTAATTCGTCACTTCTTCCTTGAGTTTATTATAGATGGTGTAAAATATTACATAAAAAAATTCATATATTGGAACAGATCATTACCCCCGAAGAAACAAAAAAGAAACTTTTGGATAGGTATGTTTATTATATTTGGTTTACCTATAATACTAATTATCCTTTTAGTTATCCTTTTAATCGGTTTACTTTTCTATTAAAATATATTACTAGTAATATACCAGATACGGAAAGGAAAACAATATGACTCTCAATTCTCATAATAACATTACTCCTCTTACCTCAATCCCTTCTCACATAACAATTACTAAATGTCCTCCACAAAAATATACTCCATCAAAACCACGACCTTATCTTAACGGAAAATCTTTATCCTCGGCAACTCAAAGACATGGTTGGGCTCCTGGGTTTTAATAAATTAAATTATTACTAAAATAAGGATTTTATTCTTTTTACAAAGGACTCAAAATGGACTATACCATAACATCTGACATCGCCTACACTACATCTAAATCTCAAATTAAACAATTCGCTATGGAACATGGGTGTAACCTTTCCTCTTTTCAAAAAAATGGTCCAGGTGGTGGAAACCACGTCGTAACATTTACATCTAAAAATTTAAATCACATCCAAGATTTATGTGATCAACTAAATCTTCCTTATTCAAAAATTATTTCATAATAAAGGTTTACTTTTCATCTTATCTGTGTTATAATGGTTTTGAAACAAAAAGGTTAGGCTATGATACTTATTGACTATTCAGGAATTTCAATTGCACCCATTGCAATTGGTCACGTTGGTATAGACGAGAATTTAATTCGTCATATGATTCTTAACACGATACGTATGTATCGATCCAAATTCAAAGACAAGTATGGTGAAGTAGTCATCGTCGCTGATGCTGGTGGTAACTGGCGAAAAGAAGTTTATCCCGAGTACAAAGCTAAAAGAGCAGAAAGTAGAGAGAAATCAAGCATAGATTGGGATGAAGCTTTTAGAATCATTGGAATGGTTCGTGAAGAAATTAAAGAAAACTTTCCGTATAAAGTCATTCATCAATGGGGATGTGAAGCTGATGATACTATAGCAGAAATTGTAAAGTGGACTCAAGAGTTTGGTAATCATGAAGAAGTCATGATTGTTTCAGCGGATAAAGATTTCAAGCAGCTTCAAAAATATGATAACGTTAGACAGTTCTCTACTGTTACTAAAAAGTTTGTAGATGAGTCAAACCCTCGTCTTTATCTCGCTGAACACATCTTAAAGGGTGATGCTGGTGACGGAGTACCTAACGTTTTATCTGATGATAAGTGTTTGCTGGAAGGCAGAAGACAAAATGTTCTTTCAAAGAAAAAGAAAGAAGCATTACTGAAAGATCCTAAAGCACTTGGTGAAGAAATCTATCGTAACTACTTACGTAATAAAAAAATGATAGATTTAACGGAAAGTTCTGCATGCCCTGAAAGTATAAGAAAAGAAATTATAAATAACTTTGAACAGCAGGATCCTTGGAAGAACAAGAGTAAGGTTTTTCCTTTCCTAATTCAAAAAAGGTGTAAGCTGTTACTTGAAAGTGTACAGGAGTTTATATAATTTATGATACATCTATATGAAGTTATTGAAAAAGTAAAAGATTTAAAAACAAAGGAAGAAAAAATAAACTTTCTTCGAAAAAATGAAAGCTGGGCTTTAAAAGATTTATTGAAAGGATCATATGATCCATCCATCGAATGGCTCATTCCAAAGGGTAAACCTCCCTTTGAGCATAATCTCGGTGAGAGTATTCCTACGACACTTCTCAAAGAAAACACCCAATTCAGATATTTCGTGAAGGGTGGTCCCGGTCAAAAAATGATGAAAGCTAAAAGAGAGAAGATTTATCTTGCTCTCCTTGAAGGCATTCATCCAAAAGATGCTGAACTAGTAATTTCAATGATATCAAAGAAAAGTATAGTTGGTATACCTAAAAAAGTTGCTAAAGAGGCGTTTCCGGGTTTGATTAATGATTAACAATTCAACCATTAAGCATGGAGATTTCTCGTATGACTCAACTCGAAAGACTTCAGAAAGATTACAACGAACTTGAAAATTTTGAACAAACATTAAGGCAGGAAGGCGCTGACGAATTGGTAAAAAAAGTATCAAGAAAACGTGAATTTTTAGAAGGCTATATAGAGGGAATGGAGAGACAGAAATAACTTTTTGGTTTACATCTTATGGAATCTGTGATAGAATACTAGTATAACAACTAGGAAACAAAAATGAATCTTTTTATACTTGACGAAAATCCGATAAAAGCGGCTCAATTACAGTGTGACAAACATGTCGTAAAAATGATAATTGAGTCCGCTCAAATGTTATCAACTGCTCATCGTATGCTCGATGGTTACGTAGAAAAGCGACCATCGAAGTCTGGTAAACGCATAATTAATTATTGGGTTCATCCAAAACCAATCATGGAGGAACGACTATACAAGGCGGTTCATCACAATCATCCCTGCACAGTATGGACAATGCAAACCGATGGTAACTATCATTGGCACTACGATCATTTCATAGCTTTACTTGACGAATATACTCATCGCTACAATAAAGAACACAGTACGGCAAAGCTAACTGAAACTTTGTTGCAACCTCCAAGAAATATTCCACAGGGAAAACTTACACCGTTTGCTCTTGCTATGAAAAATGAACCACAATGTATTCATGAAGGTGATCCAGTTCGTTCATATCAAGAGTATTACCAGACAAAGCAAGATCGTTTTAAGATGGCTTGGACGAATCGTGATATACCGGAGTGGTTCAATGTGGCAGCTTGAATATGATATTCTAGAAGAACTAGAATGGGGACAAGGAATGAAGATGCGATTGTGTCAAGCTCATGGAAGTAGAAATAAAGTCGTTCAGATCTGGTCTTCACTATCAAAGAACTGGAAGAATATGTATAGATATGATGTCAATAATAATTGGAATTGGTGGAAGAACTATGCCGAGTTATACTCTAAAAGACATTAAGAACAATCATACTTGGGACGTTGTTTGCAGCTGGGATGAACTTCAAACAGTTCTTGATGAAATGCCTGATGTTGTTCAAGTTCTATCGGCTCCTAAAATAGTTAGTAGTGTAGGTAACTTACACTCTAAAGTTCCAAGTGGATTCAAAGAAGTTTTAAATAAAGTTAAAGCTGGTTCAGGAAGAGAAAATACTATTAAAACATGAAAAAGAATAATGCGTTAATTGTTTCAAATGATGAATTAGAAAACATCGAACCTTCTACAGAAAATCAAAGTAAAGCTTTTAAAGCTTGGAAGGATGGTTATAACTTAGTTTTAAGTGGTTCCGCGGGTACTGGAAAAACATACATTGCTCTTTATCTGGCATTTAAAGAGCTTTTAGATAATCCTGATATATACAGACAGGTGATGATTCTTAGGTCTATGGTTGCAACCAGAGATAACGGACACTTACCTGGGACTAAATCTGAAAAGGAAGCTCCGTATCAATTACCATATAAAAATATTTGTCATGAGCTTTTTGGATATACGGGAGCTTATGGTAAGCTTTCTTCTTCGAACAAACTGGTCTTTGAGACTACTTCTTATATTAGAGGTGCAACTTTTGATCAGACAATTATAATCGTAGATGAAATGCAAAACTTAAACTTTCATGAGTTAGACTCAGTAATAACTAGGTTTGGGAATGACTGTAGAATTATTTTCGCTGGTGACTATTATCAAACGGATTTTAAGTATACAGATGATAAAGAAGGGATCATAAAGTTTATAAGTATAGTTGAGCAAATGAGATTTTTTAGAGTTATCAACTTTGGTTGGGAAGACATTATTAGATCAGACCTTGTAAGAGATTATATCATGACGAAAGAGATGCTAAACATAGGAGCATAAAATGGAAAACGATAATGTAATTGAATTTCGTCAATTGTCTGAAGTTGATAAGCAATTTTTAAAAATTGAAAAACAAAGAGAAGAAATTGAAAAACAAAGGGAAGAAATAAATGCTAAATTGGATAAAACAAAGAATTGGTGAAAGAAGTACATTGTCGGGACTAGCACTTGTAGTATTAGGTGTTCTTGTATTATTCTTAGCACCTTTAGCAAAGATCGCGGCTGGACTCGCTATACTATATGGTCTATGGGAAATATGGAATGGAGAATAAACCCATCCTAATAACAATTTACGGAAAACCTAACTGCGACTGGTGCGATAGAGCTAAAAAATTATGTGAAGACTATAGATTTGATTATGAGTACAAAGACGTTTCATACGTTGAACATAAAGAAGAACTTAAACTTTTAGTACCGGATGTAAAGACCGTTCCTCAGATATTTAAAGGAAAAAAATATATCGGAGGATTTTCAGAATTTGCGTCAGAAATGGAAAACACAATAGGAGGCTATGGAGAAAATGCCATTTAATTTTGATTTCACTAGAGATCATCTAGCTAAAATTATCCCAGGCAATAACGATGTGGATGCTTGGTATGAAGCTTTATGTGATATTCTACCAAAATACGGTGTCACAACAGAGCGTAGAGTTGCTCACTTTTTGAGTCAATGCGCTCATGAAAGCGGTAACTTTAAAAAACTTGAAGAAAACTTAAACTATTCAGCTAAAGCTTTGAGAGCAGTCTTTGGTCGTTACTTTGGTGATGCGCCGAAAAGAGACGCGGATGAGTATCATCGTCAGCCTGAAATGATCGCTAACTATGTTTACATGGACGAGTTTCGTAAATATAAAATGGGTAACGTAAACGAAGGTGATGGTTGGCTATTCAGAGGCCGTGGACTAAAGCAGCTAACTGGTCGTGATAACTATACTCGTTTTGGTGATTCTATCGGTATTAGCGCTGAGGAAGCTGCAGAATACGTTGCTACACCAAAGGGAGCGGTTGAGTCGGCGTGTTGGTTCTGGGATGCAAATAACCTAAATGATATCGCGGATACTGATGACGTGGTTAAGATGACCAAGAAAATTAATGGCGGTAATATCGGTCTTGAAGATAGACAAAAAAGATACATTAATGCTATGGAAGTACTTGGTATGTCAGCGGATATGGTGGCCGATAACGATGACGATGACATCGAAGACATCATTGATGATATCGGTGTGCTACGGAAAGGCTCTCGTGGAGAGGGAGTAAAGATTATGCAAGAAGCGCTCGGTATCGGTGCTGATGGTGTATTTGGCCCAGGCACAGAAAGAGCGCTTAAAGAGTGGCAAGCTGCTAACGGTCTAACCGCGGATGGTGTTGCTGGTCCCGCAACTTTTGGAAAACTACTAGAGGATTAAAATGGCTAAGTTCAGTCGATACGATTCACGTAACAAAAAGAAAAATAGAAATAAAAATCTTTCTCTACAAAAAGACAAAAGAATAAAATCCGTAGAGAACCAAGAAAAATGGAACGTAGTTGTAAAAAAATATGAACTAGAATCTGTAGCACGCAAAGGCCAGTAATGATAAGACTTATAGGAATGGACGAGCTGGATATTCTCGCAAAGGATCCGGTTCGTCCACACGTTAATAAACTTGATGTTGGTAAGCAAGTTTATGTACTAGATGATTTATCCGCAGTAATATGCACGTGTTACTGCAACGATATACCAACAAGTGAAAAAGAACTTGAAAAATTTAAAGATGTGGAAGGCGACATCATAGTCGCCTACACTGTTTGGAGCAGCGCAAAAGGCGCTGGTAGAACAATAGTCTTGGCTCTAAGGGATTTGGTTTTGAATAATCCAAATATTAGAAGACTAGTGACAATGAGTCCTAAGACCGAGATGGCTAAGAAGTTTCATTTGAGTAACGGAGCGTTCTGGCTTCGTGAAAATGTAGAAACAGACAACTATGAGTATAACTTATACCGTGACAAAAATGTAACACTTTCACATTATAATTAAAAAAATGCATTTTAGGGGTTTACTTTTCATAAGAATTAGTTTATTCTAGTATCATGATAAGGAAAGGAAACCAAATGCTTTTACCAAACGGATCAGTGATCAAACAAGACGTAATCGATAGCTTCAACAGAGCGATTGAAGATGATTTCAATCTTCGTCCTGGTTTTGCTACAACCGACTTTTGGAACTTCGTTGAGTCTGATATGTACATGGATCTTTCTGGTATCTATGCTTCATCTTACATAGATGAGTGTTTTGAAGCTTTGGCAGATAATGTATAAGGAGGAAGAAATGTTTAGAATGTCAGATTTCCATAAAATTGAAATGACTCTAGAAGAAGCAAAGAATACTCTTTGCCGGTTGACTCCTATACAAGGTTTGTTGGAGGGAATGACATATATGAATGAGCAGTGGGACAATTATCTAGAAACATATGATACCCCATCCGCTGAATTTATGGATGATTATGAGTTTTATGACTGCTGGCAGTATGAGTGCAGTGCATATAACAAAGTTTTCGAATATATGTCACCGTTGTTTAAATGAAAGGAAAAAAATGCTTAATAATATGAATAAAGTGATACTGACTGACTGCGACGGTGTACTTATGAATTGGGAGTATGCCTTCAATGTCTGGATGCATACTCAAGGTTATAAGATGGTTGAGGGTGGTGGCGCTCATTACGATATGGGTGATCGCTATGGCCTTGATCATAAAGATAAGAAAAAAATTGTAAGACAGTTTAACGAGTCTGCTGCGATTGGTTTTCTTCCACCTTTACGTGATGCGATGTATTACGTTGATCTACTTCATCGTAAACATGGTTATGTGTTTCATATGATCACGTCATTGTCAAAAGACGAATCCGCTCAAAAGCTTCGTATATTAAATACTAAGAAATTGTTTGGTGAAACTGCTTTTGAAAAATTTATTTTTGCTGACACTGGTGAAGATAAAGATGAGTATCTAGAACCATATCGTGGTAGTGGATACATATGGATCGAAGATAAAGTTGAGAATGCTCTACTTGGCGATACACTGGGTCTTGAAAGTCTTATTGTGGAACATGAGCATAATATGTGGAAAACTATTCTACCGTTCTTTAAAAACTGGAAGGAAATCTATGAGTACATCACTGGCTGAATTACTCGTATTAAGGTCTGAATACGAAGACTTAGTTCGAAACTTTGATATTTCTGAAGATAAGCGCGCAGGAGTTATAAATAGCCTAGAATGGTTTAAACGCTACGGTAATCGTAAAAATAGATTTAGACCCGGCTATGATCGCGCAGTAGAAATTTGTAGCATCATACTTGGGGAGTATAAAAAGGAATAATAGATGCTATTAAGAAGAATTATTTTTCAGCAACTTCTTAATTCTACAAATCATATCTCTACGATTATGCTGTCGCATATTACGAGTAACTTTAATAAGTTATTCTCATTATGTAATCGTGGAGAGTTCTTTAAATGACTATTATTTACAACTACTTGTCAAATCTTCCAGTAGATGCTGAAGAATTTGACGAAGCTTATGTTGAAGAGACGGGTGATAGAAGAGCATGGCTTCGTACTCCTGGTACTACTAATTATTCTTGGGCCTTTCCTCCTGGTTCTTTTATATATCAAGATGAAGACTTTTTAGATTCTTTGAATAATCAGAATAAGGGTTTTCAGCTTAGTTTCTGGTATGAAACTACTGATAGAGATGACTTTATGACAAATGGGTCTCCTCTATTTTCATTTGATAGAATAGGAAACACTGAAGAAGCTTCTCCTTTCTCAAAAATTTTAGATCGTTCATCTAATAACTCTACATTGATTTTAAATGATCAAAATACAGTTGAGGTTATTGCCAATACTCCCTTTAAACGTAATGAATGGGATGTAGCTATTGTTTCAAATACTACATCTGAAAATGAACCTTTTGCAAATAAGTGGTTGCCTGATAATGGACTTCAATACGACAGCGATCCTTTAACTGGACAATCGGGTAGAATAGTTGGCCCTGGTTCATTATGGTTTAGAGGAAATAATAATCCAACATTAATTAGATCGGATTCTTCGTTAATTAACTTTACTGATCCATTTGCACCATTTACCATATCAACCTATCATGATGCACAAGTAGGAACAGAAACTCATCACAACACTAGTTCGGGTATAGCATCCCGTCTAATTAGACCTAGTGATGTGTATAAATTTACAACTCTTGTTAACTTTGAAGGATCAGATCCTCAAAGCGGTACCTTTAAGATCGATGCAGACGGTATAACACATCATGGTGTTAATTTCAAGATAGTTGATAGTACAAACATAGATAGATTTCAAGATGAACTTGCTCCATCCTCAACTGCTGGTTTCAAGCATAAGCACCATCTTTTTGCTTATGATGGATATGATTATTACTACTATAACAGAAACTCTTTACTATATTCTGATGTTAATTATTCCATTCCAAACTCCGTTCAGCCATTAAAAACTATTATAGATCCGAATCATCATATAGAACTTGGAGACTTAAGTGGAAACGAGTTCTTTAGGGATAGAGATGCTGGTTTTCAGATTAAAGTTCCGTTTCCATACTCATCTGTAGGAGGAATAAATCAAAACGGTGTTTTATTCACCGTTGGTGATTATCCAAATAGAACTAGAATTGAGCTAACAAATGATAGTAACGGAACTGCCGGTAGAGTTTTACAGTTTGAATGTGGAAACTTAGTTGGAACTACTACTGACATTCCTTTAGCTTTTAATTCTCCTGGTTTTAGAGATGGTCCGGAACACATAGTTTCATGGGACTACGACATATCAGAAGGTAAAATAAGACTGTGGATAGACGGAAGTCTTAAGATACTTAAAGTTGGTGGTACGTGGGCTGGAGATGCTTGGGCTAAAGAAGGAGCCAGTAATCCAATAACAGCCGTAAATGAAATTTCACCTATAACTAATAGTTCAATACGACAGATTGATACAACTTATGGACCTGCCTTCAGGTATGGTTACGGTGGAACCACTCTTACTTCCCCAATAGCTACAGCTAATGCTGAAGGTAATGTGGATTTTAAATATAGGAGAAACAATTTTGGTGGTTATACTTCTTTTTCTATAGGAGCCTCAGGTACTAGTGGTCCTATACTTCCAATTAATCAAAATAAAATATACTATTTTGAAGTTGCAACCTCGGCGAATATTGGAAGAACTATAAAGTATCAAGCAACACTTCAAGATGCCGGATGGGATGGTAATTCTAATAATGGATTTCTTACTAATGCCGATAGAGGTGTTAATAATAATTATGATCCTAGATTAACAAATGTTCATCAGCATCCTTATGGTGATTTAGCGCTATGGTTTTTGGACGGAGCAACAAAACATACAGTCACGACTCAAAAATACGCTAATAGAATTCACCAAGGAAGTACTGTAATTTTGCCTAACTATATAAGACATAGTTGGATAATTGATACAGCATCTTCAACACCAAGAGGTCTTTATTTTGAAAATGGTGTATATAGACAGAAATATGATTTAGATTTACCAAATTATGCTCTTCAGGGTGGTGGTGTAATACTAGCATTCAATGGATGGGATCTCGGTGGAACTGAGAACGACAACAATAGCATAAATATAATATTCAATAGAGATAATTGGTCGTATGATCCGATTTCCCTTTTTAATTCTTATGCAGATGTTACTTCAGGAATAAGTCCTATAGCAAAAAGTAATGGTGTCTATTCTGGTCAGAATTTTATCGATTGGCCGGTAAGTGATGCTAATACAAGAAATAGTTTAGGAAATAAGTTAAGATATTATCATTGTACATTTTCTTCATTCGAAAATCAAAAAGTAGTTATTGGAGGAGAAAGAAGCTACTCAAATCCTGATAAAGAGCATGGTTTAACATACGCTCAAGCTCATGTAGCTAGGACGGGAGGGCAGATTCGTACTATCTCAAATACTGCTGAGCTAGATGCAGCTTTATATAGCTACAATGTTAATAGTACTGGCAAAACTGTTTCTAAAGGGTCTGCACAAGATGGAGACGCTCTCCTTCTAGAACCGGGATACTACGAAATATTAGGTATTGAAGTTTCACCCGAAGGAGTAAATATTGGAAGTGATGTGAGAAGTACTTCAATATTTTCAATATATGAAAATCTTTTAATATGTGGGAATACAGATACACCTGCATCTGTTCGTGTTTTATATGTAAACGAGTATACTCATCTTGCCAACTATGCTGGAAGACCCGATTTTTCAGGATCAGTTACAGGAAAACACATATTTGAAGGAAGGAGCGGATTTACTAATACTTTAGCATTCTTAGATTTAAGTCAAGAAGTTCAATCAAGATATACAGGTATTGGTCGTGATCCTGCTTTATTCTACAACGGTGGTGGAGGAAAAATATATAAATGCAGAATTGATTATTCTACATATGATGCATCTGGACCATCAACTCCAAATTCTTTCATAACATATGACAATGCTGAATATGATAATGTTATTACAAAAAGAATTATAGAAAACTGTCAACTAGTACTTTCAACTGATCGATTTTGGAACTATTATTATCCTCATAATCAAGTAGCGACGCGCAAAAATCATCATAAACTTTTAATTGCCAATACTTCTTCAAATGTAATAATATCAAATTCTACAGTTGTGTATTCTGATCCAAACTTAGCCATCAATGATCCGTATAGATGGAGGAGTTATGGACATAATAGATTCTTACTTTCCAGCAGCGGTGGGAAATATTTGTATGGAACTTTAAGAAACTTTCATATATTCAGTGAGAGAATAAATCCCTGGTTAAACGATAATGATTCGGTTCAACCGGGTCTTGATCTTCTTAGAACAAGCTATTTAAAAAACACAGGAATACTTAACAATCCGACTCCTAGCACCGAGCTTCTCATTCAGACAGAAGGAAGCTATAAGACAAGATTGAGACTAGATGATAACGGAATTGTTACGATGTATGATGGTATATTTGAAGATAATGTAACAAACTACCCTTCTACTAGAAAGTCTACTGGCGGATGGATCTATACTACTGTTCAGTATCATCCTCCGTCAAATAGTTTAAAGATAGCTATGAGAAATCAAGATGGAACCGATGACTCAATCACCTTTCCGTTTTTTAATTCAAATCCTAATCAAGACTCAAACTTTCTTTCAAATACTATACTAAGAATAGGTGCATCACAAGTATGGGACTCGACCCAAGGAATATTTGAAAATAAAACTTTACCCGTCACATTTGTAAATGGTTACAAGCAGTATCATGAGTTATTGTTTCAGACTGAGACGAGTGCTGATAGTCCTCTTGGAAACTTATTTCATTTCCCAACGAATATTCCGGCAATAAACCCTCAATATTTTGATAGTGCTAATTATGATTTCTTTTTAGCAAGAACTGAGGGTACGACAACACTGCCCAATGACATACTAAATGGTATGAGTTTTCAAGGATCAATAGACCCAAGAATAGATGCTCCTTACCCAGCCGGTGTTATAAGATGGCATGTGAATGCGATATATAAGAAAGATTCTAATGATGGATTCACTTATTTCAAAGATTCTAATTATACTCGTGGCGGCATAACAAATACTTTAACTACCGCGGTGTTCAGCGATTCTTACTACTCAGATCCCACAGTAGGACCTCCTTTAGATGTAGTGTTAAATTTTAAAAGAGAAGATGACCTGGGTAATCCTATAGTATGGAACATCGATGAAATAAATAAAGTTGCTGATAGATTAAGAATCGGTCAGGACAGCACCAGCACTAAGTTTTTAATCAGGCAAGTAAACAAAAGCTCTCAGTTTGGTGACAATCATTCTGCTACTATTAATTTTTCATGTAAGATGGCTGACTTATCGGATAGCTCAGATCCATTGTTTTTTAAAGATGAAATTAGAACAATACTACGACCTATTGAAAGACATACTGTATATTATAATAGATTCGTAACAGAAGTAGTAGGTCAAGATAACTTCCCTTGGTTCAATCAATTGATTGAGATGGAAAGAGCAGATAGTACAGTCATAGATTCAGACTTTACGTTCCACGATGACTCATATCCATCTATAGGACTATATTCAACGATAGGATCACTACCATGACGACCAATAATATCAGATATTTAAAAGAAAATGGTATTGCTTTTGTTGAAGATAAATCTCAGTTTTTTGAGTTTATCGATAGTCAATGGGTTAGCATAGGATCTTTCACTGAAAATTATACTTCTGTTAGTTTAGATTCAGATGGTTACTTGCAGTTTACATTCGAATCAGACTATGATCCAGTTCAAAATGCTTTTTCACCTCTCATATCATTAACATCTACTGATAACTCAAATAATCCTATAAGTTATACTTTAACTTCCGTTAACCCTTTAAATGGTGGTGGAATAATAAAAAATATATCTGGAGCTAATAACACCTATACAGTAAACCCAAATAAACTTGACAACGACTTAGGGAAAGACCAAGTAGTTAAAATAGAAACCAGCTCCATTCCGGATTTAGGGTTTGACAGTATAGACAGTGACTATTTTGCGGATAACTATATAACTAAGCTATCGGCTGAAATCTACTACAACTACTACGGTGCTAATATTTCTTCAACTAATCACACTAAAATATCGAAGTTAATAAACATTGCAACACCATCAGTAGAATATATGGCTTTAGCTCCTGCTCCTCTTGGATCTCAGGATATTAAAGGACTTCACTTTAAGCCAGACGGTACTAAGATATATACCGTAAGGAATTCTTCCGTAGCTTATATAGAACAGTATGATTTGTCTAAACCCTTTGATGTGACTTCTTTAGATTCAACCACTTATAAAAAATATGAGTTTTATCAGGGACCTAACAGCGATAAAATAAGTGATTTATTTTTAAGCTTGAATGGAGACAAGATGTTTCTCGTATCTTCTTCTTTCGCAAAAATATATGAGTTATATCTTACTACACCATTTGATGTTTCAACCGCTAAGTTTGAATCATCAGAATTAATAAATGACAAACTTAAAAATCCTCTTTCTCTCACACTTCCGGGAACACGATACTCCGCAAGCATGAGACCCGGAGGAAATGATTTTGAAATTGTTCAAAATGGAATGACTGCTGTCTCTTTAAGTGATAATGTCATATACTCTTGGCAAGTAGGTGATAGTGACAAATCGCAAAATTATGATATATCTTTCTCGGGAAAAGCTATTTCTGGATCATCAATTAATAACTATAGGTCTCTTAGTCTTGGCGGGAATTTGTATCAGCGATCACAAACTTTTGATGGTTGGGCATCTACTTATAATTTCAGAAACGGTGCTGTACGATATTATGCCTCCGGATGGAAGTATTACTATCCTCATAATGCCGCTAAAAGTTGCTTCACCTTTAGTCCAGCAATATTCGTAGATTCAAGCGGTAACAGTTATAACTACATGTACTATGCTTCAACAGTTGCAGGTTATTCTGGAAAAATATGGCAGTATAAATTGAGTGACCCCTACAACATATCTTCAGCTTCAGCGACAAATCTTAAAAGTAGAACACACACTATTGGATTCGTTCAAGGTCATGAGTATGTAAACAATGGAGATAACGGTATCCAAAAAATAAGATGGTCAGGTGACGGGTCTAAGTTATTTTTACTTGATACCTATAGACATAAGATTTACTCGTACCTAACGAATGAACCGTATATGATATCTCAACTAAGTTCAAACGACAGCGCTTCTACAAGAACTCTTCAGCCTATATCTTCATCAATTATTGGAGAGGGAGGCTACCATCAAGAGATGAACCTAAGTCCAGAGATCCCGACAAATCCGTCGGAATTGAGCTATATAGACGCAAAGGGTGGGGCAGTTAACGTTTCAGGTTTAAATTACTTTGATTTCAATAAAGATGGAACTAAGCTTATAGTAAATAATCATAAAGACGTCTATGAGTATCAGTTAACTGCTGCATATGACATTTCAACTGCCTCACATATTAGAACTCATACTAACCTTCAGCAGTATATGAGTAAAGGAAGTGCTGTTAAGATAGATGATTCAGATGAAACAAATTTATATGTTTCTACTTCTAATGTTATAACTCAATTTACTATTGATTCTTTTTCTGATATTAGCTCAGCAGTTTTAAGGTTCGACAGCGATGGTTTAGATGTTCAGTCAATCGAATCCACTCCTAATGCTTTAACTATGAATGATTCTGGAACGATAGTTTTACTGGGTGGTAATACCAACAACAATATTCATAGGATAGACTTGAATACATCAAATAAGATTACTGATGCTAACTTATCTCTTTCTTCTACTTTTATCAGCCCACCAAATATCACTAACTTATCAGGATTAACCACTAACTCTACTTTTACAAAACTTTTTGCTACCTCAGATAAGATTATTTACCAAATTAGTATGAGTGATAGCTTTAATCTTTCGACATACGATTCTATTTCATACTTGACACCTCAGGCTAATAACAATATAAACGGAATGAGATGGAATAACATTGGTTCTCAGTTTACAATATGTGGCGATAACGAAGTAGAGAAGTATAAAACTAAAAATGCATATCAAGTAATTCCTATATAAATAGAATAAATTAAGATGTATATCTTCGGAGTCTAAATATGCCAAGTAAAGCGTTTAAGTTAGCGGAATCTATAGTTAGTAATCCGGTAATGAACGATATTGTTACAAACACTACAGCCGTGCCAGCGACAATCACTGCTCAGATTGCAACATCTACTGATCAGGGTGTTTCGACAGTAGCTGATTTACCAGATACAGGAAACAATCCTGGTGATATACAGCTAGTAGAAGCTACAAATAGACTTTATGTTTGGAATGGATCGGGATGGTATAACATCGCTTTGATCAATCAAACTCCTACGTGGGACTCCGGTGGACAACCTTCCGGTTCTTATGTGCTGGATAACGACAGTCCTCAAGATGCAACCGTCATAACCCTTGCTGCATCCGATCCAGACGGTCTTCCTATATCGTACTCCTATGTAACCAGTGGATCAATGGATTCAATGGCAACCATCGGTCAAGACTCAAGCGTCTTTACGATCACTCCTAAAACAGTTGCGCAAGTAGGAGAAGGTGTTGAACTAACTGGATCTATCACATTTAGAGCAAGTGACGGTGTAAATATTCTTCCTAGTGTATCAAGCTTTACTCTTAGTTTTGTTACTTTAATAGAAAATAGTAATCATACTACTTTACTAGCAACAGCAGTTGATAC